TGCATACTCATTTGCTGTACCTGCAAAAGTATAAACATTATTTAGTGTAGTAATTGTTGCATCTGATGGTGATGTTATAGTAGGTGCCGATAAAGTACCTTTTATTAAGTTGAATACTATAGGCTGAGTAGTTACTGAACTTTCAGCACTGCTAAACTGCTGGAATGCTAAAGTTACTTTTCCTGAAGTTGTAGAATCATTACCAAATAAATCGCTACAATTTACTGTGCATGTGCATTTATCGCCGTCCCATACTGTTGATTCAATATTTACTTCTTGTGCCACACCTTTATAGAGTTTAATTGTACTACTGGTTTTCCCTTGTAGTTCAAATGTTATTTTTGAACCACCGGCACCATTTGCCATAATACTCATATTTTTATAGAAATCTTCAATTTTAATATTCCCAATTTTTGTTACATATGGTACTTCCAAATTGGCTTGTGTCCAAAGATAAGTATTGTGGCTTCCTAAAGTATTAATTGTCACATAGCCTACAACTTGGTCACCTGCACTACCCATTGAAAATTTACTGTGTAGTGGATCTTCAGCCGAACCACCTATTGATTCAGGATATACAGTTGACCTTTGCCTTACCGCTATATATGAATTGTTTTCAGAGTACATTAATTCGTCTTTGTTTAATCTCACATAGTCACCTGCGGCTTTTTGGCCAACAGGCATTGTACGTAAAAGATAATTTGCATAATTTATTATTTCATTATCTTTAACATATGTCATGTCTACTTCTAATTTCTTAGAATAGCTTTTTACATTAGTTGTCTTAGTTTTCTCACAAATGTATTGTATATCTTCAGAATCCGGTTCCAATTCTTCTGTAAGCTCTGTTATTCCTTCGCACATTAAAACAAATCTTGGATTTTCATAACTATATGGAGTTCTTATATTTATTAAATGCGCGAGTAACGAACGATGTTCTGCCGGTGTTCCCATTATAATTACCTCTCTTTATATAAAAAAATTAAGCATTACCTAAATGGTAATGCCAGTTAATTAAAAGTTTGATTATATTAAACTACAACTTCTACATCTGTTAGAAATAACTTTTGATGTTAAATTCCATATTTTGCCATTTATTTCCATCGGATATAGATATGTGTTTAATACGGATTTTAAAAGCAAATCTCTGTAGTTAGGGTTTAAATAATCTTTAGTAAAACTACTATTATCCCCATAAGAAACAGAAACTTGCCCTGCTTGTTCGCTTCTAATATTGCCTTTACTTTCTCCCGAAGCGACTTTAAGAGAATTATCAATTATCTTTGAAAATTTATCGAAATATTCTGTAAGTTCACAGGCGCATTTTTTGATTTGAGATATAAGCTTTTCAGGAAATAATGTTATTTTATAGTCATCTACTCTATCCATGGTATTGGCTGAAATATAACTGCAGGATTTAAATGCATATTTATTAAATTCTTCTTCAGTTAAATTACCGCCATATTCATTTTTATAATAAGAATAATCTATAAACATAATACCAACTTATATTTGTATAAAGTAAAATCCTGAAGCGCCTATCCATGTTTCACCATTATTCCAGCGTGTCATTGTTTTACCATTGTCATTTTCAAGCCTGATAACATTGTTACCACCTTGTACAGTAATACAAGCAGATGGTACAAATGATGTACCATCGTGATTTAAAAAATTACTTTCTTCATAAACTGCAAAAGCAGTATCATATGCGCTTCTATAAGGCAAGCCACTTAAGATAGCGTATCCAACGCCTGGATTAGAAATAATTATTTTTAAATGGAACGTAATAAAACAAGTATGTCCCAAAACGTGATATCTTGCCCAACTATACTGTGTACTATAACTTGGCGCAGTTTTTGTTTCTTGCCCCTCTAAAGGCATACAGTCAGGTACCAATTGACATTCATGGCATATCCCATAATCGATTAAATGTTGGATTTTATCATCTGTAACCGAACCTAGGTGGCTTGAATTATAAATTTCTGACATATCAGCCTCAGTTGATTGTTACTGGTACACTTACATTACTACTTTCAATCGACACAGAGCCATTCTTGATTAGCTGGTTCCTATATCTAATCTGGTAAATATATTCTTGATTGCCTTGAGATTTGAATACAGCTTGCCCATTACTATCAGTTTTAATATTAGAACCTGCAAATTTAACAGTTACACCTTGTACAGGGTCACTATTACTATCAGTTGCTGTAAATGTTACATTGTACATGGTAGGCTGATGCTCCTGTTCAGAATTTACAATGATTGCAAATGGGAATCTCGAATTCGTCTGGTTAAGGATATTAATCGGATTCGGTATGGCAAAACCAATTCTCCATTTAGCACGCATGACTTGAGAGTCTTCATCAAACATCGAGTGGAGTGCTCCACCATAATTGGTAGCAGCATCTGCCGAAATTTTAACTGTCATGTCTTCGCGTACTGAATACATCGCCTGGCTAAAGTCACCAACTATCATTAACGCTTTGTTATCATCCCATGCGCCATTGTTTAGATAATATTTATTCAATTGTTCAATGAATGGTAAATACAATGGTCTTCCGACACCGTCTAAATTCATTCTGAACTTAGCTTTCATGCCAACACCTGCTACTAACGCAGTCGGGTCATATCCACTTTGTTCAACTAATGATAAAGCATTGTTAATATCATTATTAATATTTGTAGTGCTTTGAACAACTGCTCCTGCCTGATAACATGCAGTTACTAAGTCTGCTCTGAATCTTCTTGGTTTATTAATACCCATAAACACAGCTTGGTCAAAAGCTTTACCATAGTGTTCTTGAAGCCTTGGGAGTATTTCTCCCCACATGTCAAAAACAGCGTCTTCACGTACGTTATCCGGAATGATTACACGTGCTGCATATTCTTCCGCGTACATTTCGACCATTTCCCATGCTTGGTCAGCTAATTTTTTAACGGCGTTATCTGAATTTAGCCATCCACCTTCAGGGAGCATTGAAAGAGCAGGCATTAAAACCTCATCTCTTAACATATTGCGCCCTCTTTTAAATATCTGTAAAGCAACTGAATGTCTTGTTGCGCCCTGAATTATTTCATGTACTAACTCAGGAGGAATTAACGACTGCGCAGCCGACCTATCAATAATATCTGCCATTTAAATTACCTCTTTTGTCAAATTTTGGTTATTCTCCTAGAAAGAAAATCGTTCATCCGAAGATGAGCGTCTGTTGATTTATTATTGCTTTCTAAATTCGGAGAAGTATTTATTATTTTGTTTCGTTTAAGATATTGTTTGTTATTTTCCTTGAATTTAGTTAAACAATCATCAAAAGATTCTTCTCCTCTAGTTTTATTAATCTCGTAAACTATGAAATCTAAATATTTGTTATCAAAACCTGATTCCAATATTTTAAGTTTCTGTCCATTTATTCTTTCCTTTTCAAGCTCTGCTTTAATATTTAAAGCTTCTTGAAGTTTGCCTTTAATCGATTCAAAAGAATCTTCACCTAGTTCCTTTAAAATTCTTCTTTCGGTACTTCGTGTAATTCTTTCTTCTCTGGCTTTTTTATAGTCAAAATGGTCTTCTTTTTCGGTAGTTTCTTGAACTACATTTTCTTTTTCAGGATTTGTT